CCAATCGCCAATCGCCAATCGCCAATGGCCAATCGCCAATAGGGAACGTTGAACCTTGAACCCTGAGCCGCGAACTTTGAATCTGGAGCTGGCGCGAATTTGCGTGGAGGCTTCGGCGCGGGCGTATGAGGAGGTGACGTTTGAGAGTGACCTGGCGCATGTGTTGATGGTGCCGGCGGCGGGGGCGGGGCCGCTGGTGCTGGCGTTTCGGGGGAGCGCGAACACGCGGGATTGGTTGAGTGATTTTCGGATTCAGATGGTGGATACGGATTTTGGGGGGGTGCATTCGGGGTTTTGGCGGTCGGCGAATTCGTTGCTGCCGGAGATATTGCGGGTGCCGGCGGTGCGGGCGGCGGTGGTGGTGACGGGGCACTCGAAGGGGGGGGCGGAGGCGTTGATATGTGCGCGGATGCTGCGGGCGGCGGGGAAGCCGGTGCGGGCGGTGGTGACGTTTGGGGGGCCGAGGGTGGGGGATGGGGCGTGGCGGAGGAGTTACAATCGGGAAACAGCCAACATCGAACCGGGAACATCGCACAGCCAATCGCTGGGTGGGATTACGGAGCGGTGGGTGCTGGAGGCGGACGTGGTGACACGGCTGCCGGTTTGGGTGACGGGGTATCGACATGTGGGGCAGGAGTGTTTTATGCCGGCTACGGGCGGGGTGGTGCGGAACCCGCGGCTGGGGCTGAAGGCGGTGAGCGATTTTATCGGGACGGTGGTGGGGTACCGGCTGGGGCGGCTGGCGCCAGTGGTGGATCACCTGGTGGGGGAATACCAGGGGAGGCTGGGGGAAATTATGCAGGGTGAATGATGAATGATGAGTGAAGCGACTATCCTATTTGGGGCGGCGATGCCGGATGCTGGGTTTGTGTGGCAACTGATACTTACGCTGGCGCTGATTGCAGGGATCGGGGCGAACATTGCCGTGATCACTTCGATCAAGCGGACGCAGCGGGCTTCGGTGGGGCCGCAGCCGTTTGTGGTGCAGGCGGCGCAGGAGTTTATCACGAAGAAGGAGTGCGAGAAGCATCATGCGTCGATTGAGACGCAGTTGGCGTTCCTGAACGGGCAGCGGGTGACGGATGCGAAGGACGCGGCCGGGAGCCGCAAGGGGATCTACACCGAGCTGGAGGGGGTGCGCAAAGAGATGGTTGAGATGGAGCGGCGCATCAATAAGGCGGATGAGGACCGGACGACGGGGCTGCATAACCGGCTGAATGAGATCCTGTCCGAGGTGAGCGAGGTGCGTGGGGCGATGAATGCGCAGAGCAAGCCGAGCTGAGTCGAGAGCCAAAAATGAAAGCGAAACTGAAACGCGGGATTTTGCTGGTGTTGCTGTCGTGGGATGGGATGCCGATGGATGAGGCATCGCTGGTATCGGCGGTGCAGGCGCATGCACGGCCTGGTCAGCCGACCTTGGCCGATGTGTCTGAGGCGCTGAAGGACGTGGAGGCGGGCGGGTATGTCGCCGGGGTTACGGATTCGTTCCTTGGGCAGCGGACCTGGACGCTGACGGCGCAGGGGGTGCACCAGGCGCGGCAGATGAGATAGCCACAGATGGCACAGATTTCACAGAACTTTTAAAAAATGACACCAAAGCACATGGAAAGTGAGCAGACCAGGGCGAAGACGTTCGCGCTGCTCCCGGACGGCAGTGCCCTGCTGCAGCAGAGGCCAACTGCCGTCCGTCCGTGGGCGGGTTCACAACATGAATGAAAGCCAGAGCCTCAAAACTGGACGCACATGCGGAGCGGCTTACGGAGTGGTTCCTGGAAGGGAAATCGCTGAAGGAGGCGCAAGAGCAGCTCAAGCTAGATGGGTGCTCGGTGTCGTTGGGGCGATTGTCGGAGTGGTGGCAGTCGCGGCAGTCGGCTATGCAGGAGGAGCAGTTGCTCAAGCAGATTGCGTCAGGGGCACAGCAGTGCAAGGAGGTCGAGAAGCAGTTTGCGGAGTCGCCAGCGCCGGAGTTCGACACGCTGATCCGGCTGCATCGCGTGCTGATTTTAAAGCTGAGCACGCAAGGGAATGCCGACCCGGAAATGCTGGAGCTGGTCAACCGGATGATGAAACCGGTCTTGGTATTCGCCCGGTTGCAGCAGACGAGTGCGCAGATCAAACTAGACGAGCGGCGGGTGACGCTGCTGGAAGAGAAGGCAAAGCTGGCCGACCAGGCCCAGGGCGTGATGGGGGATGCCGCGCTGACCGAGGAGCAGAGGACGGCGCGGATGCGGGAACTGTTTGGGATGCCGGCGAAGTAAAGCTCATGGCCAATACCCGAAAAGACGCGATTGAGAAGCTGCACAGCCAGGTCGAGAAGGCCAAGGCTACGGCTGGGGTCGCGCTCCGGGATGTGCCGTTGGAAGATTTGGAGAAGCGGTGCAAGGGGCACAAGCTGGGGGTGAATGTCAACGGGTGGAAGAATCCTTATCCGAAGGATGATCCCCGGTCGCTCTACCTGGAATACCAGTTTGGCTATGCCTATGACGCGAGCCGGTTCAAGATTGCGCTGCAGTCGCGGCAGAGCGGCAAGGATTTCACGAGCGAGGGGGAGCTGGCGGAGGATTGCTTCAAGCGGAAGACGGAATGGATGATTGCGGCGCCATCGGAGCGGCAGGCGCTGGATTCGCTGGACCAGGGGAAGACCTGGGCGGAGGCGTTCGGGCTGAAGATTGACGATTACCAGGAGCGGCGGGCCGGGGGCAGCGAGACGCTGTTGAAGGCGGCGGAGATCATCTTCTCGAACGGGAGCCGGGCGCGGGCCGTGCCGGGCCGGCCGGACACGGTGCGCGGGCGGTCGGCGAGTTTGCTGCTGACGGAGTTTGATTTCTTCGAGGACCCGGCGGCGACGTGGCGGGCGGTGCTGCCGAGCATCACGAATCCATTGCGGGGCGGAGAGAAGAAGGTGCGGCTGGTGACGACGCCGAACGGGATCGGGAGCGCGGCGAACAAGATCTGGACGAAGGGCGACGGGAAGAAGATGGCCTGGTCGCGGCACCTGGTGACGATCTACCACGCGGTGCTGATGGGTTTGCCGGTGGACATTGAAGAGGTCCGCGAGGCGATGCAGAGCATGGGGGACTTCGAGGGGTTCGCACAGGAATACCTGTGCCAGTTCATCGACGCGCTATCGGTGCTGCTGCCTTACGAGCTGATCGCGGGCTGCGAGAGCATCGAGGGGACGGAGGGGATGCCGGCGGAGTATTGGGATGGGAGTAATGGGAAGAATGGGAGTAATGCACTGGACCTGGGGATTGATTTTGGGCGGAAGCGGGATCTGACGGTGTGCTGGGCGGCGGAGAAGATTTCCGACCTGCAGATCACGAAGGAAGTGCTGTGCCTGGAGAACATGTCCACGCCGAAGCAGATCGACGTGCTGCGTCCCCGGATCAACAAGGCGCGGCGGGTATGCCTGGATTACACGGGGCCGGGGATCGGGATGGGGGACTACCTGGTGCAGGAGTTCCAGGAGTGGAACCCGGAGCAGCACAAGTATGGGAAGATCGAGCTGGTGACGATGAGCAACACGACGAAGGTGGAGCTTTTCGGGAAGCTGCGGATGGCGTTTGAGAAGCGGGCGTGGCGGATACCGATCAGCCAGACCATCCGGGAGGATCTGCATTCGATCTACCGATGCGTGACGCCGAGCGGGAACATCACCTACCGGGCACCGCATACCGAGGACGGGCACTCGGATCGGGGGACGGCGGCGGCGCTTTGCACGCGGGCGGGGGATGGTCCGGCGGGGGTTGGGTTTTCGAGCATACTGATATGAAGTCCAAAGTCCAAAGTCCAAGGTCCAAGGTCGGGGCGCTAGGGGGCGCTGGGACGATTTCCGGGGGTCGATATAGCCTTACGGTGTTCCGACGCGCCCTTGGAGGCGTTAAGGGGCTCTTAATGGCCTTCCTGAAACGGGTTAGGATGGCGCAATGGGGTCAAAGGAACGGAGGTATGGCATGGGCTTGATCAATAAGGCGGCTAAGTGGCTGGTCCGGAAGGGCATTGATTCGATGGGCGGCGGGTTCCAGGGGCTGCCGGCTTACTGGTTCGCTCGGGCCATCGAGGGCGGCGGGCAGGAGTCACTGAGCGAGCCTTACAAGAACTCGACCTGGGTGCAACGGGCGATCAAGAAGGTGGCGGGGCCGGTGTCGTCGATCCAAGTGGCGTTCCTGGACTGCCGGGGCGGGGAGGCGTCGGGGTTGAAGGCTATGGCCAATGGCAAAGCGCCGATGGCCAGGGGGAAGAAGGTTAAGGTATGGACGCGCAAGGGGATGGTGAAGCGGTCGGAATCTGATTTTGTGGAGCTGCCGGACGTGGCGTCCTGGCTGGAACAGCCGGCGAAGGGTCTGGCCTGGAGCGATTTTGTGGAGGCTTCCATCGGGTGGCTGAAGCTTAAGGGGGAGTGTTTCTGGCTGCTGTCGGATGAAATGATGGCGCCGTTCCCGGAAGCGCGTGCCGGACGGGCTACTGGGGCCGGAAACAAGGGGTTTGCTCAAATCATCGTGGCGCGGACGGACCGGATGCGGCATGTGGTGGAAGGCGGGGAGCTGGTGGGCTGGGTGTTCACGGATGGCGGCGGGAAGGTGCACCACCTGACGCCTGACCAGGTGATCCAGGTGAAGTTCTGGAACCCTTACGATAATTGGCGGGGGCTGGCGGAGTATGACGCGGCGGCGATGGCCAGCGAAGGGGATTGGCTGGCGGGCAAGTTCTCGCGGAACCTGATGGCGAATAACGGGGACACGGGCCCCTACATCGTGGCGAAGAACGGGGTGCCGGCTGACCCGCAACGGGAACAGATCATCGCGGATCTGAAGGCGAAGCGCTCGGCGCAGCTCCGGGGGGACTTCCGGCCGATCTTCATGACGGGGGACATCTCGGTGGAAGATCCCCAGGTGAAGTCGGTGGACGGGAACTTCATCGCGCAACGGCTGGAGAACCGGCATGAGATCGCAGCGGCGTTCGGGGTGCCGATGTCGATGTTCGACGTGAAGAACGATTTCTCGCTGGGAAGCCAGAGCGCTTATTACCAGCTCATCCTGGACACGTGCATTCCGACCGGGGCGAAGCTGTGCGATGCACTGGAGAACCTAGTCGAGCGGTTGACGGGGCAGCGGTATGAGATCGGGCTGCTCTGGGACGAACACCCGGTCTTGCAGGCGGTGCGGCGGGAGCGGTTTGATGCGATGGAGAAACTGGCGAACCGCGGAATGCCGATCAAGGACGCGAGCGATTACCTGAGCTTGGATCTGCCGAGGTTCGAGGGGGATGACATCGGGTATCTGCCGATGAGCTTGACGCCGATGACTGAGGCGATGGAGCCGACGCCGGCGCCCGCTACCAACCCACTGCTGAGTGAAGTGGGAGGAAGCGCGCCGGGGAATGTGAAGGATGGGAAGGACGGGAAGAATGAACGTCCTCCTTACTACGATCCGCAACAGGAAGATGATGCCAACCCGGTGCAGGCGATGATCAAGGCGCTCCGGGAACGCAAGGGGAGCCAGGCGGGAGCTGGACGCAAGGCCATGGCGCGGGCTAAGCGGCAGCGGATCTGGGAGGGTCACATGAAGAGGCGGGCGGCCACGGTGAAGATGTTCGAGGGGAAGATCAACCGGGTGCTGATTGAGTTTCGGGCTAAGGCACTGCGGCAACTGGCTTCGCACGGCGGCACGAAGGCTTTGGATGGCGCGGCCGAAGCGCCCACCACGGTGCAGAAGTCGGTGATTGATTTCGTGTTCAATGCGCAGGCGTTTGGGGAGCAGCTCAAGCTGGTGCTGAATCCGGTGATGACGATGGCCTTGCAGACGGCTGCAGACCAGGTGCGGCAGGATGAGCTGGGGATTGATGCCTGGAAGTTCCCGCCCCAGAAGGCGGGGGAGTATGTGCTGTCGCGTGACCAGGCCATCATGAAGTGCGGCCAGACGGTGCGCGACCAGATCAACACGGCGCTGAATGAGGGCTATGAGAACCGGGAGACGATGGAGGAGCTGAGCGACCGGGTGCGGGCGGAGTTTAACCAGCTCTCGAAGGGGCAGGCGAAACGGGTGGCGATGACGGAGACGGGGATGGCGTTCAATTTCTCGCGGCATGAATCAATGACGGCGGCCGGGGTGGAATACAAGACCTGGCTGTGCTCGGGCGGGCCGAACATCCGGCCGGAACATCAGGAGGCGGAAGACCGCTACGCGGAGGGCGGGGAGAGCGGGCCGATCGCGATGGATGAACCGTTCGAGGTCGGGGGCGAGTTGCTGATGTATCCAGGGGACGATGATGGGAGCGCGGGGAATGTAATCAACTGCCAATGCGTGCAGCTCGCGGTGGTGCAGCCGCCGGAGGATGAGTAACCACGAAAGACACGAAAGACACTAAATGAATTTGCGGAAACTCAAAAAAGCGGTCGGGGCGGGCGTGGAACTGAGCCGGGACCGGAAGAGCCGGACGGTGGCGGCGTCCGCTGGCGGGCTGTCTTATCGGCTGGGCGAGGCAGCGTTCAGCGATGAACGGGAGATGGCGGAGCATTTACGATCCAAGCTGCCGGTGATGGCGGTGATGCCGGGGCGGTAGTCGAGAGTCGAGAGCAAAAACCTATGTTGATACGCGAGATCAATCCTGAAACGAAGGTGCTGGATGAGAAGCAGGCCATCCTGGAATACGTGGCGTCTGACCAGACTTTGGACGCGGACCGGGAAGTGATACGGGCTGATGGGTGGCGGTTTGACCGGCTGACGAAGAACGGGCCGTTCGTGGATTCGCATCGGTATGGGTCGATTGAGTTCACCCTGGGGAAGATCCTCGATTTCAAGGTGGAAGGGCGCCGGCTCATTGAGACGGTGCAATGGGCGGTGGACGTGGCGGAGAACAAGCTGGCGCAGTTTGGCTGGGCGATGACGAAGGCCGGCTACCTGAAGGCCGTTAGCGCCGGGTTCCTGCCGGAGCTGATCCTGACTTCGCTGGGCCATGACCAGTGGTCGGAGGATTGGAGCGGGGCGCAGATCCTGCCGGCGTCGTCGCGGCCGGGCAAGCCGATATGGAGCCAACAGATGGCGGAGCTGGGGATCGGGGCGGGGATGCGGCAGCCGAACACCATTTATGTGGTGCAGCAACAGATTGAGCTGAGCGCGTGCGTGATGGGTGTGAACCCGAATGCGCTGGCGAAGAGTTACAAGGCCGGGGTGCTGAATGATTCGGACCTTGAATGGATTTCCACGGAGCGAAGCAAGCGCGAAACCGCCGGGCTGGCAGAGGAGTCTGCTGCCGCCAGCCAGGCCAGGCAGCAGAAGCGCAAGGCGTTCCTGGATGCAATAGAAAAACAACTGCGGCGAATTTGACCGCAGAGAACACAAACCAAAGAAAGAGAGATAGACACAACGTTATGAGAAACAAGATCAAGAAGTTCATGCTGCCGATGCTGCGAGGCCGGCGGTTGGTGTTGGGGCTGGCATTTATGGTGCTGGCGATTGTAGCGGTGGCGTTGGTGGCCTTCTACCCGAAGGCGGCGCTGCTGTGCCTGGCGGTGATTCCGATGCTGGGCACGGTGATGCCCGAGGAGGAGTTCCAGTCCAAGGTGCTCAAGGGCGTGGAGGAAGCCGCCAATGAGCAGAAGACGCACAAGAGCCGGTTTGACCAGGTGGCCAGCGATCTGGATCGCTCGGACAAAGAGGTCAAGAAGGCCCTGGAGGAACTGACCAAGGTGAAGAACACGGTCAATGACTTCGACACGTCGATGCGCCAGATGGTGAAGGTGCAGAAGGCGATTGCGCTGAATGCGCGGTCTTCCTTCCGTGATCCCGTGGAGAAGGCGCTGGCCGATAATGACGAGATGCGGGCGTGGTTCAATGCGAGCGCGCGGGCGATCTGTTTCCCCGGCGACTACAGCAAGCTGCCCACGGAGTGGCAGAAGACGCTGGAGACGGCTCGGACGCAGCACAAGGCGCTGACGGGCGTGGACACTTCCCTGGGGCAGGCAACGATCCCGAGCGAATGGTTCAAGACGATCTATGACACGCTGCAGGATTACGGCGACTGGAGCACGCTGGATGTGCTGAACGTGGGCGCCCGGACCAACCTGGTGCCGGTGGCCACCGCTCGTCCGCAGTTTTATTGGATCGGCTCGGGAACGGGCGGGTCGGGTGAAGGCACGGCCATCACGGAGGGCGCCTTCACGGGCAGCTCGGTGACGCTGACCATTCAGACGCTGGCCGTTTACCTGCTGTCCGCCCGCGAGTTGCTGGCGGATTCCTCGGTGGATATGGCTCCGTTCCTGATGAAGCAGCTCTTGCAGAGCGTGGCGTTCGGCCTGGACACGGCGGCGTTCGTCGGGAGCGGCGCGGCCGACCAGACCAACGCGGGCTACGTGGGCATCTTCAATGCCGCGAGCGCGAACACGAAGCTGGCAGCGGCCGCTGCCGCCGGCAATACCACGGTGGAAGGGACGCAGCTTGAGGATTGGCAGAACACGCTGCTGACCGTGAGCCCGCAGGTGCTGAAGCGCAAGGCTTGCTGGTGGATGCACCCGCAGATGTTGATCCGCGCCCTGGCGGTGCGGGATAAGAACGGCCGTCCGCTGTTCCAGACCTACACGGAGGCGCCGACGCCGGGCGGCATCGGCAGCATCCTGGGCTACCCGGTGAAGCTGCCGGCCGTGGGTCCCACGACGAACACGGCCGGGAGCGCAGTGGCGGCGTTTGGTGATCCGGAAGGCCAGGCGGTCGGGCTGCGGCAGGATATTGAGCTGGCAACGAGCGACGACATCAAGTTCGCGGAGAACATGCGGGCGTTCCGGTGCCTGTGCCGGGCGGGCGTGAAGCTCAAGACGCTGGCGGGGAACGATAACCTGAAGCCGATCGCGGTGCTGACCTTGGCGGCTCAGTAGCTAAATGGTTGAGGGCTGAGGGTTGAGGGTTAAGAGCCCCGACCCACGGCTTTAACCGAAACATAAACAGATAACGAAAGGAAAGATTGTGGATTCGAAGACTAAGAAATTGATCGCGGGCGGGACGGCGGCTGAGCTGAGCCAGATGAAGGCTGAGGCGGCCGATGTGCTGTCCCGGACGCCGGATAACAAGGACGCCCAGGATGTGCTGGACGCCATCAACGCCGAGCTGGAGGCGCGAGCCAAGGCGGAGCCGAAGAAGGTGAAGGTGCGGGCCAAGGAGTTTGTGAGCGTGGACGGCCGAGCCTTCCAGAAGGACCAGGAGGGCGAAGTGAGCGCACAGC